CTATAGGACTAGTTTACCGCATTCAGCAGGTAAGTAATCGAGCTAATACCTAAAATGATGAGTTTGACTAGATAAGAATGGATTAGACCTAGTTCCAGGGTGCATTACCGGACCGTGAACAATTCGGCTACTTCCCATACGCAATATTGTTCCGCTTTTTGGGGCTATTAGATGCGGCTTGGTACCCTGATGGTGCATGTATGCATAGCTAACAGTATTTGACCCTATCCATAAGCTCTGCCCATAAGTCTCGATATTGTGTCGTTTATGTATGGATTGCCTAAGCTTGCCGGTATCAACACCAACTTGACGCTTTGCTCCGGATACGGCTCTATTGCCTCGGTTTTCCATCCAACGCCATAAATTTCCAGCAGGAGATTTGAGCTGCGTATCTAGCGCAGACTTATTTAAATTGAGACGTATATCTCCAATAGGAGCCATTTTATGGGATAGCCATTGTTATAGTCATGGAAGAGGTCTGATACCCGCCCTCGGGTGCGTCTGCTTCTAGTGTCGCTATTACACCAACGCCAAATCCGGTCTCATCCCATTGGTCTAGTAGATTTACAGACTCCATCAAAACCCATGAGTCGTAAGCCAAGGTTTCAGAGGCTTGTTGTATTCTTTCTGGAGATGGTGCTTTACCGCTAGGGCCAGCAATAGGAATTTGCCTAGAAATGGATATGTTTATGGTAGCGCTTCTAGGTACGTGGCAGCGCTGCGGCTCGCCCACTTGAGCACCAGGAGTGCCTAAAAACATCTGGAGAAATGAGACAACCAGCTGTTCGCAATCGATAGCTGGTTGGCCCATCGTCCAGTACCGCCTTTGCGGCAAATTAATATTGTGTGACTGGAAGACTGCCTCAACTCGATCTAGAACACCCTGCATCATGTCACGGAGATTTGTTGCATCCTCCGAGACGCCGGTGTAGTCGATTTCAGTAGTCATGATTTATTATTCCTCTGTTGATGGAACTTCAGCTACAACTTCAGCTTCTACTGCAACTTCAGCCTCTGCCACTACTGGCTCTGGTGTAGGTACAACAATTTTAGGAGCTACTTTAGGTGCAACTTTCTTTACTTCAGCCTTCTTTGCTCCAAGCATATCTGAAGCGCGGAAGTTAGTCATGATCTCGCTCATGATTTCTCTCTTTCTTTTAATACATCTTGATCTGGAGATTTCCAGATGCAAGTTCTACAACGTTAGGTGTGTCATCTACGGTACTTGTCGCATATAACGTCCAAGTTCCAGGGTCAATCATCCCTAATGCCGCTTTTGCCTTGGCGTAAGGGATGTTTACTGTAAGCACGCTGCTACCGTAGTTTAGTGAAATTGACGAGCTATCTAGCGAGACAGATACTGACTCTCCGTAGTTTCTTAGAACTACTGTAGGCTCCCAATCGGAGTTTTGAGGGAAAAAGTTGCTCAAATCCACGTCTTTTGTAGCAGAAGACCATGATACAGAACCGTCGTTCCCATGTAGAACTAGATCAAAGTCAGTGTCCGCAGTTAGCTTGAGTGGCTTGGCTACATACTTTCTAGCTCTAGGAGTGTCCACAGAGAATACCTTTGATTTACGTCTAGCATTATCTGGGTTTACTACCTTTAGGAATAGGTCAATCTCGTATAGCCCAGTGCGAAGTTCATCGATGAACTCTTGGTTGTCAAGAATGGTGTAGGAGACACCTTGACGAGAAACCGAAGTTACACGCTGAGGCAGTTCACAGGTCTCATCGCCAGACCACAGTCTGGCAAACTCGATGGCAAGCTTTCTGGCAGCCATCTTGCCAGCAGTAGGAACTGGAACACCATAGGCATAAGTAATCTCTGTATTGCATGGTGTCCAAGGAGTTCCAGCTTTTACGTGAATAGTTGAGTGGTCAACTAGGTAGTAGCTGGATGGATCTAAAATGTCGCCGTTTCTATTTCTCATAGAGATAATGCGGGTTACCGGACGGCCGCGTAGTCTGATTCGAGAGTCAGGGGACATGCCGTCTGCAGTTAGCTCTGAGTACTCATCGTAGTCGCCGGAAGGGATGTTGTAGACATCTCCGCCGAACAGGACTGGAGAGTTGGTTTTAGTTGAAGGGCCCATACGGTTGTTGCGTAGGGTGCAGGTATAGCGTTCGGTTACAATGGTCTCGCCAGTGTACTTACGTCCAGACATGGCCCAGAGTAGGTTTGACGCAACCTGAGCCGCCTCTTCAGTGAACTCGGTGTAAGCGTAGTCTCCCATATCCTCTGGAAGAATCCATAGGTTGCTTGTCATATTTATACCTCTTAGATAATTTTAACGGGTGGTAGCCCTAGTTATTTGCTAGAGCCACCACCCGTTAGTTTCTAGTGATTAGCTAGGGTTTTCGTTAGACAGAATGATTCTGTCGATGGTCGCATCAGCGTTGTAGTTGACGTTTCCAGGAACGTTGTATGCATCAGCAGATCCACCACTTGTTAGAGTGGTCACAGCTACAGGAGCTGGGTGACTTTCGGTCACTGCGTTAGCAACTGTTACTCGTGCTCCAGCGCCAACGTTGTACTCTGCAATGTCCGCTGCAATAGCCGCAGTTGCATAGGTTACAGTGTATGGTGATGTAGTGGTTACGCTTGCAACAGTCTTAGTACCGTTGAAGGTACCGCCAATGTTCTGTACGTAAATGCTGTCACCCACTGCGAGGTTGTGCGCAGCTGAGAAGGTAAGAGTTGCTGTACCTGGATCGGTAATAGTCTCTGCGGCCTCAGCGGCAGCCTTAGTAACGTTAACGGTTGTAGGCTCCTTAGCGGTAGATGCAGTGAATACAACCTGGTCAGTAGCGTTGTCGGTCCATGTGTAGAATCCGTTTAGGCCAGTCGGTGCCCAGTCGGTACGTGCGTAAGCGTATGGACGCTCTGCAGCAACTGGGAACTCCCAGCGGCCGTCGATACCAGCCTGGAAAGACTCGTTTCCAAGACCATAACCTTCGAAGGTGTTAGCCATTAGACCGTTTTCAATTACGCGGTCACCAGACTGACGCATCTTTACAAACGGGAAGATCCAGTGGAAGTATGGAAGAACTCCAGCCTTCTTACCGCTCTTAACTGCGTGTGACCAAACTTCGATCGCAACGCCGTTACCGGCAGGGTCATCGCCAACACCAGGAGCAGCCCAACCAATTGACTTGGTGTTAGGGTCGCCAGCGGTACCGATGTTCTTGCGAAGTAGTAGACCACCAGATAGAAGAGCTGAAAGCTCTGGGTCTGGCTCACAGATAGCAAGTTCCATGGTGATACGCTTTAGAGTGTCTGGAGCCTTGTATGTTACACATACAACGCCGTTAGCACCCTTTTCGGTGATCTCGTCGCCTTCTTCGTATTCAGGTGTAAATGAAACTCGCATGAATGCTGAAGTGGTGTATGAATCACCAGATCCAGTTAGCAAGTTTCCAGAAGCATCTAGGCGGGTGACACGAATTGACACACCCTGGATGCTAGCTGCATATTCTTGAGTAGCCATATAGCTATTCTCCTTAATTGTTTATTACGCTGTTAGATCGACTCTAATAGCTAGGTGGATTGATGTATCAAAGTAGGCCGCAGCTGGGCGGACTGCCTTGAGACGCATGTCATTCGCATTACCCGACACATCGTATGCTTGCGCTAGATTGTCGTTTACGACATCGATCTCGCCCACATAAGTGCGAACGGTTCCGGTGGCGTAAATCCATTTGTTGGTGGCTGACGCAGCAGCGTTAGTGTCACCATCTGGTCCGTTACCTGAGTAGCCGGAACCAACGATAACTGGGGTGCCACCTAGAGTTTGTAGGTGTTCTTTGCCAGCTTCGTGAAAGAGCATGTTTGAGTTGCTAGCTAGAAGAGCTGCAACATCGCGAGTCATGTGGATAATTCCCTGCTCGCCGCCGTCTGATGCCAAACCGATTGAGTGCTCTAGAAGAGCAAGTGCGCGGCGAGGCGCAAGTGCGGTTCCGCTATTTAGTACAGTTGCTGAGCTAGAAGTTAGTGCAGGATTCACGTGCTCGGCTGCCTTACGAACAGCGCCGTCCCAAAGCTCAACTTCCATAGCGTGCTGGGTTACACCCTCTAGCTGACGCTTTACGCGAGCAATTCGATCTACTCCTAGAAAGCCTAGTCCAGATCGTAGCTCTTCTGCCTCGATGAAGAATGGCTTGATCTCTGTGTAGTAAGTTGGTGTACCAGCAGCTACTACTTCACCGTCTACAGAGTCGGTGTCGTCCCAGTTAGTTGCCGAGTAAAGTGTTGTTTCCCACTCTTGTGAGAACCCGCGGACCCATAGATCCTCATCAGCTGAATTTTCAGGCTTGACTACAGCGAGTAGGCCAAAAGCGGAGGGCACGATCTTTGGTGCCTCTACAACGCCATTCTTTGGGAAAGCCATCTTCTAATTCCTTTAGTTAAAGTCTAAATTTTTTCGTATAGGGGGAGGCCATTGCTGACCTCCCCCTCACGAGTTTCTATCGGCTTAGAGCTCGATAGCAGCTGCAGTAGCGCCACCAGTGGTGTCGCGTAGAGCAGCAGCCACACCGTTAACGTTAACGGTCTGGGTGATAGCTAGTGATTCAATACCAACCTTTGCGATACCTTCGAAGGTCTCAATGAACATCTTGTAGTCGTTGGTGCCAACTAGAGATGAGTCACGGATGATACCTAGGTCTAGAGTACCACCGTCAAGGAACAAGAATGTGCCCTCTGAGAATAGGTACCAAACGAAGCTGTCCTTCCACTCGGTTAGAGCAGCAGAGCCGCTCTGAGCACCGTAGTAGTTTAGGTCAGGAGAAGCAACTAGGTTAACATTGCTGTTAGCTAGGTAGCCCTCGATCTCTGC